CCATAAACTCATAGTCGTCCAGCAATTCTTTTACTTGTTCCTCTGACTCTGCGTCAATGTAGTATGTCACTCTCACTACTTCTATTCTTTTTTCGGGTATCACTACTTCAAACTTTTTCATACTGCCCCCTTTATAAAACTCAATGCATTTTTTCTTACTTGTATAAGTTCATCTAATCTAGGATAGCTAGGTTTAATAGCGTTATTACTTATCAGACAATTAATCTCATGCTCTAAATCACTTACCAAAATTAATGTCTTATTGAATTCACACTCTGCCAATCCATGTTTTTCCATCTCTTGTAATAAACTCATACTTCCTCCTCATTAATTTGATACTCACACACCATGTCATAATCATCAAAATAAACTATTTGTTCCTCTTGGTTTCCGTTCATTAATGCGTCTTCTAATTCTTTATAAGCTTCTTCTTCATTTTTTGCTGACACTTTGAAAATAAATCCCTTACCTATTGCCCCTCTTATCTCATAGTTTTTCATATAGCATAGCCTCCGTTATATTAAAATGTTGTTCTAGTTCCTCGTCTTCCAAGTTTATTAAATCGGGTGTGTCTTGTCTTGGTAACGCCACCACATTTTGTTCGGGTGCTAAACTCTGACAAAGCTTAAGTGTATTCTCTAACAGAATATCAAAGCCACTATTGCCCATCACTCCCCCGCCGTTACTAATTGTTGCCATGATTTCAAAATCATAATCATCTCTCAAAAAACCTACTGAATAATAATCTGCTCTCATACTCACACTCCCTCTCATGTTGTTAATACTTGGTTTTATTAGGATACATTTTGTTTTTACTTTGTCAAGTATTATTTTACTAATTATTTATTTCTTTTTACTTGGTGCTTTCTTGGTTTATTTTATGGGGGTTTCATAGCGGGCTTGGTTTAACCCCCTCACTCACCCTCACTCACCCGCTTACTCATTCACCCCGATTGCAAAGTAATACCGAAATAAAAAAAATACCCCTAGCAAATACTAGGGGTTTAGAGATGTTATACTAGGTTAGCAATAGTATAACAAGGGTAAAAAGTTTTGCTTGGTGCATGGTGTTTACTATGCAAAGTTTAATTCATACTGCATTGGAAGTTTATTATCGTAATAATTGGCGGTGTTTACTGCCTCACTTTCGCAATACTCAATATCACCTAAAAACCCGCCTACACTTTCCAACACTTCACCGCTATCATCGTATAAGGTAAACCCATAACATTCACCCCTACAATAATCATCAAAGGTTTTTACTTCCTGATTTAATACATACTCAATTTCATCATCGGTTTTATATCCACGCTTTTTTAATTCATCACGATAGGCATAGATAACACCTATTTGACCGCTATCCCATTTACATGAATAGGGCTTGGTGCTTATCGTAATTCCGCCATGCTCGTATGCATAGATAGGTAAAAAGAATATTTCCTTCTCATTATCTTTTAAAAACTCCATCAAATCATCGGGGCTAGAATAATCGTGCTTATCACCCAATATATAGTTTTTATGAAAACAAATCATCTTACCCATACAATCCCATTCACGCGGGCTATCACTATATTCATCATGCCAATATTCAATTTTAAATCTTTTATGGTTTTCAGTTTTTACAATATTCATTTTGTTTTCCTTTTTGTTATGGTTTATTAATTCATCTCACTATATAAAACATCGTAACCGCTAGCCCTATCATAATCACTTTGAAACTCGGTGCTTTCATACTCACTTGCTAGGTATTCAAATGCATACACGCTAAAAATATCATTCTTATTATTCATAACATCATCAAAATCATAAAACGATATAAAACCACTTCTACTTTTCGTTCTATCTTTTACCCAATCTAAAAAGGCGGGCTTTGCATACATCGCATTTATTAATAAATCATTTTCCGCGCTATCAATATCGCATAGAATTTTATCGGTTTCAAAATTGTATTCACGCGGGCTTGATAGGCTTATGTTTTTAAACTTAATAGCTAGGTTATAATTTTCTTTTAACCAATCGCTAAATAAATCACAATATAAATCAATGTAAACACCCCGCAATTGTTTAAAATCTACCCTATCTAAAATAGTATCCCAATTACAATTCCCGTTATCATCGCCATAAAAAGACTCACACGCCCACTCAATATTGCCATCGTGGATTGAATTGTAAAACCCGCCAAAATTAATCGTGGTTTTTATATGCTCACTTGCCTTGATATTTTCTTTTAAGCTTTCCATGTTATTTACCCCTTTTAATGTTGAATTGTTTTGAATAAGTATCTTAAATCAAGCGGTATATAAATAACCGCCCCGCTTTCATCGTGAAATTCATTTCCAAAATTATCTAGAGCCTTTCCGCTTTCCGATATGTATTCTATGCGGTCATAGTATTCATTTTGATTTTCCATGTTATTTACCCCTTTTAATGTTATGTTGCATTAATTGATAGATAGCCTTAAAAATTAAATATGAATTGCTTTTAATTGGTTTCATGGTTTTACTCCCATATAGCGTAATTATTAGGCATTCTTTTTAAACCCATTTCATTTTTAAATCTATTGATAGCGTCTTTTTTGCTATATCCGTAAACATCTACCGCATAAACAAGACCGCACCAATGTAGAAAATAATGCTTTAAATATCTATTCATGTTTTACCCCTTTTAATAGTTTTCTAATAATGTTTTTAAGTTTTCTATTTCATCGCGTGTAAATAGTTTATGTAAGCCCCTAGCATTTTTTAGGCATAGGTTATAAATCTTTTTACTTTCCGCTAGGTTTTCATCGTAACCAAATTCATTACAAAAATCGGAAAGCGTCATATTTTCCGCATCGCTATCCATCAATAAACTATATAAAACATCGCTAGCATAAGGGGCGTGTGAAATACCAAGCCCCATGTAATAATCAAGCGTGAATTGTTTTTTATTGTTTTTAAGTGTTACCTTGTAAGCGTTAACATTTTGGTTATGCCAAAGGTTATGTTTAATTACGCCTTTATAATCAGTTTTTAAAAGCTTTGAATTGTTTAATTGGTTTATATTTTTAAACATGGTTTTACCCCTTATTTTGTTAGGTTTATTAAATCTTGTTTTGCTATTTGGCGGGCTTGTCTTATATCGTATTGATAAAACCTTTTATGGTATAAAACTTCAGAGCCGATAGCCTTGTGATAATAAGAGCCGTATATTGTGAAACTTCCATCATGGTGCTTTTCTACACCACCGCTTAAACTATATTTGTTATTCATCTTTTTACCCCTTTTAATTATTGTTATTAAATAGCCCTAGTTTTTACTAGGTGTTTATAGGATAGGCTTATGTTTTTTATTTGTCAACTATTATTTTACTAATTATTATTTTTTAGGGGGTTTTATTTTTGGCGGGGTTATTTGCGGGGTGTTGTTTTGTTTTGGCGGTGTATTTATAAAGTATATATTGCGGGGGGTTTCGGTGTTGCCTTGTAATAACCTAGTATTTTACTTGGTTATTCTGATTTTATGAGTGGCAACAAATTAAGTGTTTGATTTTACTAGGTTTATTTTTTAGGCTTGGTTTTACTTGGTTTTTTAAGGGCTTGTAAGTCATTGATTATATTGATGTTACCAATGTTGCCGTAGATGAAGTTTACTAATAAAACAAAAAAAGCCCGAAAATTGAAGGATTGAGTTTTTATAAGTATTTGATTTATATATATTATTATAATTATATTATTATTATTAATTGATTAAAAAGTAATCATGTTGCCGTGTTACCACTTTTTAAGAATATATAGGGCGGTTTCCAAAATGATAAATTACACCGCAAAAAGAGGTGCCTTTGTTACCAAGTAACCCCGAGTTTTTACCCCGTCCACCTACTATTTGAGTGGTAACATGGTAACATTTAAGTTTTACCTAGTAAAAACAAAGCGTTACATTGTATAACCTAGTGTTACTTGGTAAGTATTTTGGTAACACGATTGTTTTTACTAGGTTTTTTGGTTCGCTAAGTATTACAGGGTTTAAACTAGGTAAAACCCCGCAAATAACCTAGTAATACCTAGCACCCACCCAGTAGGCACCCCCCAAACTTAGTAAACGGAGTCCCAACTTCGCTATACACTGAATCGCACGTGAATACCCCATAAAAATTACAAAGTTTTACCCCTCCCCCCTAATCAAACTCTCACCTTCCTTGTAATACGAAATATCAGAAAGTACCCCCTTGCTTAAAAAAGAGGCAAATGAAAAATATTTCTACAAAAAAATCTTAAAAATCAGGGAGTTAGGCACAAAAAGTGCATGAAACTTTAATAAACAAACACAAAAAACTAAATAGCTTTAGGATCTAGGGAATAAACTTCGGAGTAAACCGCTTTTAACTTCAAAAACGATTCTTCGTGGAGGTGGAACTTAGGATCTTTCTTTACATATAGGGCTAAATGTACCATTTCATGGAGGAGTGTGGCAAAAATGGTAGTAAAATGCCCACAAGCTTCAGAACTTATTTCAATCTGCATTTCAACTTCGTCAAAACATCCGTAGATACCGGGGTCACTTATGACTTTGAACTTGACTTTAGAAGATCTAGGCATTTTGAGTTTGTTAAAGGGCGGCAGTTTGCATGCCATGTCATACAGGTGGGCTAAGTTTTCAGAGGTAAGCGTAGTAAGCTTCATAAAAACCTAGAATGACCAAGTTAAAATAACGAGGGCGAAGTCTGGCTGGGTAAAAAGTAGGGTTAGCAAGGTTTTCTTCCTAGTGACCATAGGTTAATTGGGGGTATTTTAATGTTAGGCCACGTTATCATATGATTATTATACTAAAAAAGATTGCGACTTGATGACAAAGTAGGATAAAATAAACAAATAAGCTGCAAATTCTAATCAAAGGTGTAATCAGCGACACATAATGAACCAAGAAGTACAACAAAATCAAGAAGCTAACGTAGAAGCCGACGCTAATAAAGTCGTGATGATGCCTCACATCGAGGAAGGTGTACCTATTCCTAAGCATTCTCGCGAAGCTTTACCGGAAATGAACAACGAAGACCAAGTAAGACTTAGATCAAAAACATATAAAGAGTTAGCTGATTTAACTGGGCATGACATAGACCCTACCCCTGAACAAAGAGAAGCCGCTGAGAAGACCATGAAAGAAATGATTACTAACCCAGGTAAAAAACAAGATTTAAAGAAGTACGCGAATGATCAAATGGCGTATTTAGGTGGCTTAGTCGATGTGTATAACCACGCTATCGTGGATGACCTAGCAGAATTAAAGCAGTACGTGGTAGCTAAATTAGTTTACGCAGTAGAACATACACAGAATGTGAAAGAACAAATCGCAGCCCTACGCAGTATAGGCGAAATAGACGGGGTAGATGCGTTCAAGAAGAAAACAGAAGTGATTCACAAACATGAAACCATGGAAGAAGTTGAGAAAGAACTTATCACGATGTTGACGGAGCTAAAACAAAAAGTACTTAATGAGAGAGAAACTGACACTATAGATGCAGAACTTGTAGAAGATGACAGAGACGAAGCCCAAGATAACGAGTAAAGAACTTGCGGAGTTAGAGGCACTTTACAGTGTAGCAGACCCCACAGAAAAAGTTAAACTACAAAGACTCTTGAAAGCTTATAAGAGTAAGATGGTTGAGAAGTCAGGTAAAGAAAATTTTCTAGACTTTATACAACATGTGTATCCGGGCTATATCATAGGAGAGCATCATAGGAAACTTGCGAACATATTTGAGGACATTGCTGCAGGCAAAAAGAAACGAGTTATTGTTAACATTGCTCCGCGACACGGGAAGTCAGAACTTATCTCTTACCTTGCTCCTGCTTGGTTCTTGGGAAAGTACCCACATAAGAAAGTTATTATGGCGTCGCATACGGCCGACCTTGCTGTTAATTTTGGTCGTCGGGTTAGAAACTTGGTTGGTAGTGACGCTTATAAAGACATATTCCCTAAGGTAGAACTGCAGGCTGACTCGAAGAGCGCATCAAGATGGGGAACAAACTATAATGGAGAATATTTTGCAATTGGTGTTGGTGGTGCCCTCGCTGGTCGCGGGGCTGATCTTTTTATCATTGATGATCCGCACTCTGAGCAAGATGCAAAACTTGGAAGGCCTGATGTCTTTAAGCCTGCTTGGGAGTGGTTTCAGTCTGGCCCTCTTCAACGTCTTATGCCTGGTGGTTCGATCATCGTAGTGATGACAAGGTGGAGTAAACTTGATTTAACTGGTGAGATTGTGAACCAGATGATTAAGAATGAGGATGTAGATCCATGGGAAGTTGTTGAGTTTCCTGCTATTATAGAGAATAAACAAGGTGAGATGGATAGCCTCTGGCCACAGTTCTGGCCACTTGAAGAGCTCATGGCTAAGAAAGCCGCGCTTGATATTCGGTATTGGAATTCGCAGTACATGCAGAATCCTGTATCAGAAGAAGGTGCGCTGATTAAAAGAGAGTGGTGGAAGATATGGGAAAGTGAAACGCCACCTCCATGTGAGTTTACGATAATGACGTTAGACGCGGCTCAAGAAGCTAATAACCGTGCTGACTTTAATGCGCTTACCACATGGGGAGTCTTTTTTAACGAAGAAGTCAATAATTATAATATAATACTGTTAAATGCAATTAAGAAACGATTAGAGTTTCCTGAGCTCAAAGAACTTTGTATAGAAGAGTATAAAGACTGGGAACCTGATTCATTCATAGTTGAAAAGAAATCTAACGGTGCTGCACTCTACCAAGAGTTTAGACGGATGGGTATTCCTGTCGCTGAGTATACTCCGGGTAAAGGACAAGATAAGATCAGTCGTGTAAATGCAGTATCAGATCTATTTAGAAGTGGTATAGTGTGGGCTCCAGACCATAGATGGGCGCACGAGGTAATCGAGGAGTGTAATGATTTTCCAAGTGGAGCAAACGACGACTTAGTTGACGCAACAACATTGGCATTAATGAGATTTAGACAAGGCGGCTTTGTAAGATTACCAAGCGATGAAGCTGAAGATAT